AAACCAATATAATTAAATTATGGAAGTACAAAACATTAGAATTGACCTTATCAGTCCTTCTCCTTTGAATCCGAGAAAGACTTTTGATGAAGCAGCTCTGAAAGAGCTTGCAAATAACATTGAGAAACAAGGCTTATTGCAGCCTATAACCGTTAGGGTAGCTAAATCCGAGGACTTTACTGACTTGGAAACAGGAGATGTCACAACAATCCCCTGTTCGTATGAAATTGTTTGCGGTGAGCGCCGCTTCCGTGCTGTATCACTCTTGAAAGCAAAGGAAGATGAAGAGAATACTGCTAAAATCAAGGCACATCGTAAAAAGTCAGAAAGGTTTCAAACAATTTCTTGCATTGTCAGAGAGATGACAGATGACGAGGCTTTCGATGCAATGATTACTGAGAATCTTCAAAGAAAAGATGTCGATCCCATCGAAGAAGCTTTTGCTTTTGCGCAGCTGTCAGAGAGAGGGCGTAGTTATGAGGATATTGCCCTTAAATTTGGAAAGTCTGCTCGTTTTGTCTTTGATCGTATAAAGCTAAATAGTCTTATTCCGGAACTGAAAGAACGTGTAAGAAATGGAGATATCCCATTATCCGGTGCAATGATTCTTTCAAAACTTGACGAAGAAACTCAAAAAGAGTTTCATGAGGAAGAAGATGAACAATGCACGACCGCTATGATTCGGGATTATGTGAGTAATTCTTTTATGGAACTTAAAAAAGCCGATTGGATTGAAGAGGAGGCTGATAATTGGGAAAATGGAGAATTTAAACCATGTTCTCAATGTGAATCTAATACCTGTAATCATGGTTGTCTATTCTATGAGATGAACAATAAAGACGCCCGGTGTATTAATGCTACTTGTTTTAATAAAAAGCGGATTGCGTATGTAGTTCGGAAGATTCTGCTTGAAAGTGAAAATCTTGTAAAGGTAGGTGAACCTCTTTCATTCGGAAAAACAGTAATTGTTGCAAAAGTTGATTCTTATTGGAGTGATGAAAAAAAGAAGCAGTATGAAAGTACTTTAGACGCTGTTAAACAACTTGGGTTTACAGTGGTCAATCCGGATGAAGTTTTTAAAGGGCAGTGCTGGTATTCGGAAGATGATGAACGTATTTTGAAAATGATTGATGATGGCGATGTTTATCGATGTATCTCATTCTTTGGCTATTATTATCCGGAATTTAAAGTTAATTTCTACTATGTTAGAAAAGATATTGCTTCTGGAACTACAGCAGTTGCAGATGTTAAAGAAATAGAACGTGAGAAAATAAAAGCTCAGTTAAAGAGGAATAAAGAAATTGTCATTGAGAAAAGCGCTGAGGAAATGCGCAAATGGGCGCAAGAAAAGCCATACTTTCAGCGTAAAAAGGAGCTTTCTATTGATGAACAGACAGTTTTTGATGTGATGGTTCTGCGTAGTTGCGATGATGGCTACCTGAAAACCTTGCAATTAAGCAGGTACGATAAAAAATCAGATTTTGTCGAATACGTCAAAAATAATAAAGCTGATCGGGATCAATGGTATCGGGCTTTCATCGCAAATAGTCTTTCTGCTAATGATGTGATGTTTTATCCGTATATGCAAAAATGCCAAAATATTCTGTTCCACGAACAATATCCTGATGAGTACTTTGCATTAGGAAAAAAACTAAATGCTTCATTGGAGAAAAAGCAAAAGAAACTCAATGATCGATTAAAGGATCTTGATAACGATAATACAGAGGAAGCCTGACGGTTTCCTCTCTTTATTGACATGCTTATGAAAACTTGGACTGACGAACAACTCGCTATCCTTGATAGTGAGTTTTCAACCGCTAATTTGAATGAACTTGCAGAGCGTCTTGGAAAATCACGTGAGGCTATCAAGAGTAAGGCTTTAAAACGGAAATTGAAACGTTCCCCCAATGTAAGAACATGGAGTCCGGATAGAAAGGAAAAATTGATTACACTTTATCCAGATCATACAAATCTTGAAATAGCTTCAATTCTTAGCTCAACAGAAAGTGCTGTCAGTGGCATTGCTTTTAAAATGAAATTGAGAAAGTCTGCAAAATTCTTGTTTGAACATTCTTCAAAGGGTTTCTTCCCCAAAGGACATCAACCAATGAATAAGGGACGTAAGCAAACAGAATATATGTCTGATGCCCAAATTGAAAAAACTAAGGCTACACGTTTCCGGAAAGGACACATTCCAAAGAATCATAAGCCGGTTGGTCATGAACGTATAACCCGTGACGGTTATATTGAAGTGAAAACTGCTGAACCGAATGTCTTTGAGCCGAAACATCGGCTCGTATGGGTTGAATATAATGGTGAAATTCCTTCTGGCTACAATATTCAGTTCAAAGATGGCAATAGACAGAATGCTTCTATTGAGAACCTTTACATGATTAGTCGCTCGGAACAACTAAAAAATGAAAATTCTATGTATGCCCGGTACCCGGAAGATGTTCAGTACCTAATTAAGCTGAAAGGAGCTTTGAATAGACAGATTAATAAAGCAACAAAAAAGAATAAATCATGAGTGATAATGCAATAGATAGATTAAAAGAGATGGTTAATAAACCATTCCTTTATCAGAATGAAGAAATTGTAATTCTCAACTATTGTGATGGTACCGGTGATGATGGTACCGAAGTTGAAATATACTTGAACAATGGCAAAGTACTAATATTTAGTATATTTGATTTAGCTTCGAAGTTGAATCGTTTCCGATCAATAACAAGCACTGTTGTCATATTGGCGAATGAGCGGTTGAATAAGGTGTCTACCGTGAATCCTACCATTTTGCAAGATATGAGGAACTTGGTTCTTCAACAAATAAAGGACGTGAAAGAAGATCCTAATAAAGTAAATCAAGCAAAACAGGTTTTTCAAGGCGTCAATACTCTTATTAATCTTGCTAAAACAGAATTGGAATATAGGAAATATTTGGATACTACGGACCCTCTAAATAAATAATTGTATGCTGGCAGATAAAAAACTCTTTAAGGTCTTTCATGAATTTAGTGAGTTTTGATAATACTTCTATGGCCAGTAAAAAATATATTCATCCCCAAAAGTATAGAATGAAAAAATTAAGAATTAAAAAAGTAGATGCTATTTACTTTAGTCTTTCTAAGTATATGTGTTTAGAAGGGCAATTTCAGGCAAGGAATTTCCAAACTGCTTATTTTTTGCAAGTGAGGATATTAGGGCTTTGGTTTACAATTCAAACGTATATTTCTGTTGATAGTAATTACGCATTGCTTTGTGCAACCGAAGCAATGGAAAAGTTACAAGAAAAACTCTAATTATCATGCGTGTGTACAAAAGAATCATTTACAGGTTCCACATAAGGGACCAGCCTGTATAAAACAGAGTGAGATTATTATTAGTCTAACAATTTAACCTAATCATTTATGATAACATTGAATAAGTTGGCTCCTAAGATTTCGAAAATAATAGAGCACCGCTTTCATCTGAATGATAACACCTCCAAAAAGGCTTTCAGTTTAAAAATATCTGCTGCTTGGAGGAGGTTTGACGAACTATCAGAATTACCGTGCGATGATATAACATATCATCCAGAATATAAAAAGAGAGCTGCTGATATTATAATAGTTACCGTTGCCTTTCTAAAGCATTACGGATGTAAGGATATCGAGGGTGAAATTAAGAGAGCAATAGATTTGCTCTCTGAGGAGTCAGAGAGGTGATTAAGGCGTTGTTGCTGACTGTTAGTGTTGTTGATTTTAATATAGTTGGTTATGGCAGAGATAATTCGAGTCTGCCTGCTGACTGTTAGTGTTGTTGATTTTAATATAGTTGGTTATGACAGAGACAATTCAAGTATGCCTACTTGATTTTAATAAGGGGCAGCTCATGGGATTACCGAAAAATCCGCGCTTTTTCCGTGATTATCGCTTTGAAGCGATGAAGAAAAGTATTCAGGATTCGCCTGAAATGCTTGAACTTAGAGAGCTTATAATATTTCCCTATAATGATGGCCGGTATATTGTTGTTTGTGGCAATCTCCGTTTACGTGCTTGTAAGGAACTTGGATACAAAGAACTTCCATGTAAGGTTTTGCCATCTGATACTCCAGTGAAGAAGCTTAGAGAGTATGCTACAAAGGATAATGTCAATTTTGGTGAGAATGATATGGACGCTATGGAAAATGAGTGGAATAAGTCTGAACTTCAGGAATGGGGGATCGAGTTTAATCCTGAAAAGAAAGAGGACGAATTTAAAGAGCGGTTTGATACGATCACAGATGATACAGCTATCTATCCTCTTATTCCCAAATATGATGAAAAGCATGAGCTATTCATCATTACCTCAAGTAATGAAGTTGATAGTAACTGGCTTCGTGAAAGACTGGATATGCAGCACATGAAGTCCTATAAAACTGGGAAAATAAGTAAGAGTAATGTTGTTGATATAAAAGACGTCCGTCATGCCCTGCAAAATAGTAATACCAAGTCATAAGCGCCATGACCGGGTGTTTGCTAAAAAATTGGTGAATGATCCTATTATTTGTGTTGCTGAGAGTCAGGCAGACTTATATCAGCAGTTTAATCCGGAATGTGAGATCGTAACGCACCCAGACGATATAATCGGCCTTATACCTAAACGTAACTGGATGGCGAAATATTTTGGTGAACTCTTCATGATAGACGATGATGTGCACGCCTGTAAAGCTATCTGTGCCGAAAAGGGAGAACCGGGGCGTGTGAAAGATAAGGATAGAATCACTAATATCATTCAGTCGTTATTTGAGATGGCCAGTATGATGGATGTTCATCTCTTTGGTTTCACTTCCCGGATATCACCTGTGATGTATGACGAATCAGCTTTTCTTTCTCTCTCAAAAATGATAACCGGTTGCAGTTATGGAGTAATTTACAATAAAAATACCTGGTGGAATGAGGAAATCCGTTTAAAAGAAGATTTTTGGATATCCTGTTACATGAAGTATAAAGAGCGCCGGATATTGACTGATTTACGGTATAACTTTGAGCAAAAGAATACTTTCATAAATGCCGGTGGCCTTTCCTCAATCAGGAACCAAGAAGAGGAGCGTAGATCCATTCTTTTCATCAAGAAAAGTTTTGGTGATAGCATTCTCCTGAAGAGTGCTACTAACAACGGAAAGGACAAGACAAAGCAGCTTGTACAGTATAATATATCCTGCAAATTCAAATTCTAATAACTTGTAAAAAGGCGTTTAAATGGCGTTCAATCTGTTTGCTATATCCGCCTTTTTTAGCTAAATTTACTGATGTAATCAATTAAAAATCAAATCATTAAATTAAAATTATGATTATTAGAACAATTTGCGGATATGATTTCTTCGAGGTGAGTTCTGCAATGCAAAAAGCGATCCGGCGAGCCGATACCGGGGTAGCCGGCTTTTTTGCATTGGAATTATGGGCGAGTGGATACCGCGACTATGTGTGGAAGCGTTTATATACCATTAGTGCAGAAGATTGCTTCGGTATCATAACAAAAGAGATAGAAGCATTGTGGCAAGGTCATGAATTGGTAAACAAGAATGCTACTGAACCCAAGGGGCGGATATTTGTCAGCAAAGCGGTTATTCTTCTTTGTGAATGCAGGAAAAACCGGGATGCAGATCATTTGCAGAACTTCATTTATGACAGAAGAGATGTGGACATAGAGAAATGGATAGAGGATGTTAGGCGTTACCCTATACCTATTCCTCCCTATACTTTTGATGTACATACCAGGAAGGGTAAAAAACAGGGGCGTACGAAAATTGAGTTTTTTCGTGAGGAATATGAAGCATTAATTCCCCGTGTTCCCGGTCTGTTTGATGACCTGGTTCCTATCGGTGAACCGAAATTATTTAATGATAAGACCATGGCAAAGTAGCTGTGGTCTTTCAGTTTTATATAAGTCAAACCAAAGTAATGTAAAATTATGAACAGAAAAGAAAAACAAGAGGCCAGAGCTGATAGATACAGAGAACTGGCAGGAAAGGCAAGATGCCAGTCGACTAAAGTCTATGATCAGAGCCACAAGATGGTTGAACATATCCCTTTAGGACAGCCTATACTCGTAGGGCATCATTCAGAAAGATCACATCGTAATCTTTTAGATCGCTCTTGGAATGCTATAGGAAAATCCGTTAAATTGGAAGAGAAAGCTGAGTATTTTGAACGAAAGGCTGAAGCAGCTGAGAACAATAACAATATCTATCTTGAAGATGATGATGCAGTAGACCGTCTGCAGGAAAAAATAGATGCGTTAGAAAAATCTCAAAGCATGATGAAGGCAGCTAATAAAGTACTTCGGAGTAAGAAACTTAATGATGTTGCAAAAGTTGAACAATTGCAGGGAATGGGATTTTCAGAAGAGAAAGCGATTGAACTTACAAAACCTGCTATGTACGGTTATGGTTTCCCTTCTTATATGCTCACCAATAACAACGCAAGAATCAGGGATGCAAAATTGCGTTTGGAGAAAGCCAAGAAGTTGAAAGAAACTGAAACAAAGGAGTACGTAATCAATGATGTTCGTGTTGTTGAGAATACAGAAGATAACCGCTTACAATTATTCTTCAGTGGTGTTCCAAGTGAGGACATTCGAGACCAACTGAAGTATAATGCTTTTCGCTGGTCCCGGTATAATAAATGCTGGCAATCATATCTTAATCGTCGGCAGATTAGCCGAGCTAAAGAATTGTTATCCACTATTGAACAATCATGAGTGTTATTCGGTCGGAAGTTCGGATAGACTGCCGGAACTTTGCGAAATGTGGAGTAAAATCCCTTTCGCATTGTCGCCGGTATCGTGGAGAAGATGCTGGATGTAGAGGGTGTACGCTTATTCATCGTAAACCTCGTAATCATATGTATGATTCTTCCGGAAGTGAAATGAAAATGTGTACCCGGTGCGGTAATTATTTCTACTTAAATAGATTTTATGACAGGTTTGTTAACAGAAACGGAAAAATTTACCATTCCCTTTCTTCCTGGTGCCGTATGTGCTTGTCAGAGGTCAATAATAAAAGAAATTCAAAAAACAAGAAACAATGGGTATTCCAGTGAATATCAATGGTAAAGATTACTATAATAAAGAAGAGGCACGTGCTGCCTGGTTCGAAGAATGGTTAATGAAACAAGACTTTGTGCAAGATCTTATTGATCGGGAGAAAGAACTTGAATACCGGAGAACTCATCCGGATTGGAACACTCCTTATGTGATGTATGGTGTTCGTAAAAAACATAAGTGCATTCAGAAAAAAGAGATTGCAGTGCTTTATGATTTGATACCAAGGCAGAAACGTGCCCGTACTGCTGAGACACATTGGTATAAAGTGTTATATAAGAGAATAGCGACACCTGAGGAAGTAGAAGCACTCAAAACCAGAACATATACTCGTAGGTACCTGGTATATTCCCTGTATATTGAAAAGAAAATGACTCTTGATAAAGCTCTGTCTCTGATAATTGCTGATGATAAACTGTTAGGTATTACTGATAATACTATTTCTGAAATTGTAGCAGCTTTCGATACTTTCTTTAATCGTAAATTTAGAATTTATAAACCAGAGTTGTCTACTCAGTTAAAATTATTTTAGAATGAAATTTTTACGACCGGATTCGCTTCTTTCGACTGGATGGAACTCGCGGAGATTCTCCCGATTGTGATAGCATCTTAATCGCTTTCGGTGAAGAGAATGCAGAGATGTTAAGAACCTCTGAGCTCGCAGGTAAATATGTATGAATCAATTGACGTATAACTATAAATTATGACTAATTGATGGGTGCAAAAAAAATAATTAAATTACCTTTGTAGTCTAAACTCTTATATATGACATATATTAATATTGTTAGTAATCTAAAATTGCATCCTCAAAAAGGACTTGTATCTAAAGATTGCTCAGGAAAATGGGTTAGAATACATCATCAACAAGGAGATTTGGATGGTGCTTGTGCGGTGTATTCATTAATGATGAATTTATTAATTTTGAGGAAAATATCTGAAGAAGAAATTTCTATAGATAGCCCTATAAACAAAAGGTATAATCGGGGGAAATTTTTATCTCATTTCCTTGAAGAACAGGGGTTAATTCGCAATGGATATAGCTATAGATGTTTAGCTAAAGAAATACGTGATTATTGTTCTAAAGAGCTGTGTGTTGATGCAAAGCAAAAAAATCCTCAAAGTTTAGAAAATGCGGTGAAGTTCATTGATGATAATATAACAAAAAATGATTTACCTATTATAATTTCCGTAGTTTATCAACCAAAGAAAGGAGAATCAGAGCTGCATAGTCATGCTTTATTAGCTATTGGTATTGAATATAATGAGAATGATATTCCTATTAAATTATTATGTCTTGACCCAGGTGCTTCATCACCTATTTATGCTAAATGGAATTGTTTTATAGATACATCCAACAATAATTCTCAATATCCATATTGGTATGTTACAGACCGAGTTTGTCATAAAGTGGTTTTAGGGGATATGATTTTAATAATGCCAAAAGAATAATAGTATGAATTTTGAACAAATGAAAGCCGTTTATGAGATGGTAAAAGCAATATATAACAAGGAGGAACGTTTAGTCATAGGTAAAGAAAAGCTTCACTTGACGCATGGTATTAACAAAAACTCTTTTGCAGATTTTTATAGGGCATTTCAGAAAATGCTTGATGGAGAATTGCATACAAGAGGGATAAGTACAGATTTAAGGGATTTTTATTTATCTCAAATCTATGAAGATTATGGTACTAAGAAATTGGAAACAGCCTTAAATGCTTATATGGATTTTATTATATATTATGAGAAAAAGCACAATAATATAAAGAAAAAAAATGAACGAAAAATCTATCAAAAGCATTATGAATTAATAAAACACCAATCTCCTGAAAGAAAAGGTAGGGTAAAAGTTGTTGAGTTTTATGAAGGAGAGTTTGAACAGGTCTTTATAACTAAGCATGAGAGAAATACCGAAGCACGCAATAAGTGTATTCAAGCCAAAGGGGTTAAATGTGTCGTCTGTGATTTTGACTTTGAAAAAACATATGGAGAACTGGGTAAAGGATTTATTCATGTACACCATATAAATCCTATTTCAACCAAAGATGGCAATTATGCTATCAATATCGAGAATGAGCTGGTTCCTGTCTGTCCCAATTGTCACGCTATGTTACATCGAAGAAAAGATAAGATTTTATCCATTGAAGAGTTGAAACGAATATTTCATAATAAATAAGAAAGGGATTAAATATGATTGAAGCATTAAGTATTGGTGGTTATTGTATGGCGACTAATATAAAGAAAATAGATATAAGGCAGGGATGAAGAAAATAAAACCATTCAAAGAGAGAAATTCACGTTCTCTCTTATCTTCCCAATATACAGTTTATCGTGAATGAAAAGATAACAAGATTCAACTAAATTGGGCTAGTGGGAAAGCGGTAATACAATTCGTGTTCCTTTTTTAAAGAAGTAAACGGGTTTGATTAAATTTTTTACATATTTTTCCCTTTTATGGTTGAATGTAATTGTATTAGAAAGCTAAATCATTATCTTCTAAACTATCTTTATTAAAGGAAGGGTATTTCTCGTTGAAATCTTCTAGTATAATCCTATTTGCTCCTGTGCAAAGACGTTTTTTATGTCGATCATCCACTTCTGAATGGCAGCGAACGCAAAGGCATTCAAGGTTAGCTTCTCTATTATCTGTTTTGTTTCCATTTTTATGGTGTGTGTGCATAAAATGTTGATCAAAAGGTTCAGTGATCTGGAGACCACAACGTTCACATGTAAATTGGTGAATGGATCTGTATGCTTGACTTATTTGTTCCCAATTTTTGGTATACCCGAAAATATCAATTTCAGTATCTCTGTTATCATTGGGATCGATTCCTTCTGCTTGTTTTAAGAATTCTACGAAATCTGTAGAATTATGAATTTCATTCTCAAGTTCATTTGCAAGTATTTGAGAACAATAGGTACATAGATGCAATCCGGAGACTTCTACTTCATGACGTATTGCTTTATCTCGTGCAAAAACTTTGATAGGTTCATTATTAGCAAAGCGATAAGCTTCTTTTCCAAAACACTCAAGTGTATGGCAGTATCTTATATGGAATTTGGGCATTCTCTCTCCATAATCGTGAAAATAAAAATCTCTTTTATACATAAAACCTTGATGTTCACTTCCATTGTCATCAATGTAAAATATGCCATTACTTTCAAATTTTATTTTCTTACCGATATTTTCAGAAAGAACTTCGATTGTACCGACAGGAGACCAAGCTGAGGCTTCTCCAACTTCAATCCCCATAGTGGAAAGTAAAGATTTGAAATGGTCAAACTGATAAATAGGATCCTCACTGTCCATAGAGCTTAGTTTTTATTCTTATTTACGAAATTTTCAAGTATCTCATCACCACTCGTCACTATTCGAAATTCAACACGTCTGGATTTATTTTTATCAATATCATTTCCCGTTACAATTGTGTAATCACCATTGTTGTCAAGTGATTTTCCATACGAAAGCCCATTAGCTGTAAACCAGAACTCAAGAAGTCGTTGTTGTTCTGATGTGTATTTTTTGAAAACTTCCATTTTACGAAAATACTTTAGAACACTAAGTGAACGCTTTTGAGATAAAATGACATTGGCAATATAGGAGTCTGTATCATAACTAGGCATTGGCACATTATCTGTATGTCCTTCGATACGAATTTCTCGAATGTTTGTACGCAAACTATCATTAAGTAAGATGTTGAAGTATCTTGGTAAGAAATTGTTGAGGATTTGACAGAATCGAGGAGTAAGATCAGCTGATCCTGAGGCGAAAAGAACAGTAGGCTCTTTGAATTTCATAGAAAGATCTTTGCCAATGGCCATTTGCCATTGTAAGGTATCTCCTGCAAACTCATTAACAAGCTTGTTATGAAGTTCATTCTTGGTTTCAATATAGTCAGTTAATACAGTTTGATTCTGTTTTACACGACTAATGTAAGCAATGGCTATAAAAAGAAATATAACCATAAGACCCGTCATAAGGTCGGAAACTGACATCCAAACATTAGACTTAGCCATAGTTATTTGCGATTATTTACGTGTTCGACCATTTTAGTGATACAGTTATCAAGCTCAGCAAGCGTAGCGCCTAATCGATTATAAAATTGACGATCAAGTGAAGTTAATTGGGAGTTAAGGGTCTGAGAACCCTGTGTTATTATACTAACTCCTTCTTCCATCTTTTCTTTTGTACCTTTCCAAAACTGTTCACTATAATCACGGATTTTATTTAATTCATCTAGTTTCTCAATGAGAAGTTGGACGCCATCCACAAAATTACGTTGTTTACGAACCCAATCATTAAGAATTTTCGTTGATTCATCAAATTTCTCCATATTTTCTTTTGATATGTTTGCTGTTTCTTGGAGTTTGTTGGAAACATCAATGAATTTTTGGTCTTCAACGATAACTTGATTAAGAGAATCAATAAGTTGTTTGAGTTTACCACCTTCACTAACAAGAGTTCTTGTATCGTCACCAACTTGTGAGAGTGTAGTAGAAGTACTCTCAAAGTTACTAGCCATTTCTTTATACTGTTGAGTGAGTGAAGAAATCATTGCTTTGTTCTCTTGTTGCCAAGTATTAAGTTTTTCTACACTCTTGTTAAGTTGATCAAAGTTCTCTTGAATAAGTTTATTAATAAGTGAGTTCATCTGTTTTTGGAACTCTTCAGTCACAGTCTTCATTACTTCAACAAGAGCTTCAGTATTGCTTTTTTTCAGAAGCTCAGAAAATTCGTCAAATTTGGAAGTTAAGAGTTGATTAGTAGCATCCATCTTATCTTCAATCTCGACAACTTCAGAATGGAGTTTTCCACCAAAAGCCTTGGTCTCTTCTGATATTTCCTCTTGTATATTACTCATACCAGAAAGAATGTCAAGCATTTCACTGATATTACGATCTGTATTGGATAGTTCTTTTGTTTGTTGTTGAATGTTTGAAAGAGTGGCTGTTTGAATGGTAGAGTTTTCTTCTACCGCTCCAAGGGATAGAGTCATACTTTCAACTTTGCTTCTCAGATCATTGACTGTAGTTTCTTGACTACGTGATAGAATCACCATAGAATTAATAGCAGATTCAGTGTTGGTATGGGATGTTTGAAGGGCAATAAGGATATCACCAACTGAACGATAAAAGGCTGTTTGATTTTTAGCTTGGTTTTCGGATTGTTCTTTTAAGGCATTAAGGATAGCTATGTTCTTTTGGCTCATTTCTTGTACTGCTTTACATATTTGTGATGCAGCTTGATTTGCATCTGAAATGCCATCATCAGCTTTATCAAAATAAGAATTGATTATCTTAGACATAATTAATGAACATACCATACCAGCAATCGAAGTAAAGAAGGCTGTTTTTAAACCATCTAATAATGCGGGAATACTTGTATCAAGGTCATCAGAATTAAATGAAAGAAGTCCACTGGTAATCCCATAGAAAGTACCTAGTACACCGATTGTAGAAATAATTGAAGGGATGTTTTCGACTAAGCGACGATTTGATATTAATTTGTTTTTGTCCTTTAGCTTTTTGATATATAGATATAGAGAACAGGTACCAGCAACAATTGCTATAAGCCATATGATTGTTGATTTGTCAAGTGAAAAGTCCATTTAATATTGTATTTTATATTTATGTTTTATATTTGCAAACTTTATATTGAATACAATTTATCTTGTTAAGAGTATGTATCAATGGCTGCAAAGATAATGAAATATTTTAAAGATCATTCTATTTTATAATGTAGTGATAAAAATCATTTTATTTAATGGTTATTTGAAAAGATAATATTAATTTGAACATGTATTATTAGTATTTATATCAGATGATATTTATCCGTTTTAATTCGTCGATTATAAATCTAAAGAATGCTACAAATTTATACGGTATTAGTCAATTTTTAAATAACAGTATGCTCAATCTATTGTAAGATTGTAACCAGATGGTGATTGTATAATGTATATGGACCCGATCCCCGCGAAAGAACTCTTCTCTGGTTTCTACTTAATGAGGAAAAGGCTTCTTTATACAATTGTAGTCAGAATATCCGGTGCTTTACTTAGATGATATTATCGAGGGACTTATCTTCGCTGTAGGTTGTAACCGACCATTGATAAACATTGCAAATATCCAACCGGCGACGACTATGTATTTTGCAAATCTGGTTAGGTACCATAAACCACTTGAAATTTAGATGATTAACGAAAAACGTAATTTTGACAATTTCAAGCAATCTGTAAACCGGAATGTCTATTTAGTACCTTTGTCCTATACCTCTGTAGAAGACGGTGTAATGAAAATATTCGCTATGCGGAGAAAAGACAATTCTCAAAAAAATGCTGAGGCGGAGAGATAAGAATCCTGTGGATATACAACCATTCTGATTTATTCCTGCATGTCGAGTTACAATCATCGTTTCTCCATGTAGGATTTTATAATAAAAGTATATGAGTGAAGAGAAACCATTAACATTCAAACAAGAGAATTTCTGTAAGTACTATGTAGATACGGAAGGAAATGCAAGCGAAGCCTATCGTATGGCTTATGATGCCTCGAAGATGAAAGCTGAGTCCATTTGGGTTACCGCTTGTAGACTTCTTAAAAACTCTAAGGTTAGTCTAAGGATAGAAGAGATAAAGAGCCAGAGAGCGAAGGACTCTGAGATAAAACGATTGGCTGTCGAGAAAGTGCTTATGGATATTGTTCAGGCTGATACTGATGATTTGCATTATATTGATCCTGTAACCGGAAAAATAAAGATGAGAAGCCCGTCTCAACTTCCGAAGCGTGCCCGGAATGCATTGAAGAAGGTACAAAATAAAAGGGGAGAAGTCATCTATGAATATCATGGTAAAACAGAAGCGGCCCGGCTATTAGGGGCTTGGAATGGATGGGAGGCGGACAAAAACGTCACCTTGAACGGTGGTGATGGAAAGAAGATCGGTGAGTTACGCATCGGATTTGATGATGAAGATAAGTAGCATTTAGATAGAATGTTTCTACTATTACAAAAAGATAGGAAAAACAAGCAAAAATGATTGTTATTCCGACTGTGAGTAAAAGCAAAGTGTCAGAAGATGATTATAAACCATAAGAAATTAAATCCAAATGCGTTTTACCTGTTGAAGTATCTACAGGATGCTACATTACGTTTTATTATCCTATATGGTGGTTCTTCTTCTGCTAAGTCTTTTAGTATTGCTCAATCTATCTTGATCATGACTTTGCAGGATGGAGAGAATACGAAGGTATTTCGTAAGGTCGGTTCTGCCCTAAAAGACTCTATTTATGAAGCCTTCAAGGAAGCTGCAAAAACTTTGAATGTCTACGATTTATTTGATTTCAAAGAAAGACGTATTATCTGTTTGCTCAATGGTGCTAAGATAACCTTCTCCGGATTAGATGACTCAGAGAAGATCAAAGGTTTGGAAAATTATAAACGTGTGTTCCTGGAAGAGTTCTCTGATTTTGAACATGGGGATTTTAAACAGATCAGAAAACGTTTGCGTGGTAAGCATGGCCAGCAAATTATCTGTTCGTTCAATCCGATCAAGATTACACACTGGATTAAAAAGGAAATCTTTGATAAGGATAAGTTCCATGATGTTCCTATGGAAGTTATACTGGGAGGGAAGAAGATACCCAGTGAGCTAACAGAGGTGAAATCGCTCCGGATGAATGAGCCAAAACAGATAATGAATGCCCGGACAAAGAAGATTGTAGAGCATCCAAGTGATACAGTTCTGATTCAGTCTACGTATTTAAACAACTTCTGGGTAGTCGGTTCTCCTGATGGTACATACGGTTACTACGATGAACAATGTGTTGCCGATTTTGAAAAAGACCGTATCAATGATCCGGACTATTACAATGTGTATGCGTTAGGGGAATGGGGTGTCATTCGTACCGGTAGCGAGTTCTTCGGTTCCTTCAATCGTGGCAAACATTCCTGTGAGCACAACTATGTTCCGGGCCTACCTATTCATATCTCTGTTGATAATAACGTCCTTCCATATATCAGTATATCCTATTGGCAAGTTGATTTCACTATCGGTACCAAAATTTGGCAATTCCATGAGACGTGTGCTGAAAGCCCGAACAATACGGTCAAGAAAGCTTCTAAACTTGTTGCTAAGTATTTGAAATCTATTCAATACAGTGAAAAACTTTATGTCCATGGCGACGCTTCCACGAAAGCTGCTAATAGTTTTGATGACGAAAAGCGTTCATGGATGGATTTGTTTATATCCACTTTGCAGAAAGAAGGATTCGAGATTGAGGATAAGGTAGGTAACAAGAATCCGAGTGTTGCCATGACCGGCGAATTTATTAATGCTATCTTTGATTGTATTATTCCTGGTATCGAAATCTATATTGATGAAAGTTGCTCTGTATCTCTTGAAGATTATATGAGTGTGCAGAAGGATGCCAACGGTGCTATTCTTAAAGCGAAGGTGAAGAATAAAACAACTATGCAAACTTATGAGGAACATGGTCATTTATCAGATTGTTTTAGGTATATCATGTTTGACTTATGCTATGACCAGTATACTGAATTTAGTAACCGGAGAAAGAGAAACTTATATGGAGGTAAAGGCATGCTTGGATTCTTCAATACAGAAGCACGAAATGCTTACTCGCAGCGGCTTGTATATGTCATGCCGAATGTGGATGGTACATTTGTTCTCGTTCAGGCATTTCGATGTGGTGATAAGTGGCATTTAACTGATGCCTTGTTTAGAGAGACATCTTCCATAGAGGAAATTAAGACTGCATGTTTAGAGCACAAGGCCAATACGTGTCTCTTTGAATGTTCATCTGCCTATTATCAGACTGTACGTGAGTTGAGAGAACTTGTGAAAGACACAGAAGTAAGAGTAAAGAAAGAGTTCTCCGATGTGGATAAGCGAATAGCTGCTACCTCTGATTTTATAAGAAATAACTTTTTGCTATCATCAAAGATGTTAGAGGAATCTCAAGATTACCATGATTTCATTACTAACCTGATGGACTATAACATAAACAGCGAGAATAAGAGTGCAAGCATTATTTTAAGTGGTCTTGCATATCATATAATAAAATCGTTTCCCGAATTATCAGTAGTTTAATTGGTTGTTATATAGTTTGTTAAGGCTGGCTTTTCGTGTTTCTCATTTTTCAAGATTTAAGTGCTTTGAGAAACCGATTATTCATATTCCTACATTTGTTTCAAATAAAAAATGAATGAGCTGGTTTCGTAAAAAATCTAAGTCAGAAGAAGAGCCTGTACAGGAGACTAATGTAGAAGTTATTAGTGATACGGGCGAGGAAAAGAAACTTCCTGAAGGGATCAAAATAACTGTTGAAGATTTATTTTCTTCTCCGTTTGTTTGTTCTCGGAACTTACTATCTCTTTTTGAATCTGTTCCGGAAGTTTTTTTTCCGATAGATTATATTGCATCCCGTATTGCCAATGCCAACTTCCAGTTCAAGAAAGTGAAAGATGATAGTATTGTTTGGAATAATAAGAATTTAAATCAGATACTTCTTAGACCTAATTGCCTGATGACATGGAGACAGAATGTTTATCAGCATTTCGTGTACAAACTATGTCTTGGTAACAGCTTTATACGTGCTGCAATGTCTGATAGCTTTTCGAATGTAGAAAAATGGCGTTATTGCTCAAATTATTGGGAGCTTCCTGCTGATTGTGTAGAAGTGCTTCCTGTTTTAGGTAGTAGTATTCCGTTGTTTGGCATAGCCGATCAGGATGAAATAATCGACGGCTACCGCTTAGGCTATGGTATATTAAGCACAGTGAACATTCCCGCATATCAAATATGGCATGATAGGGATGGGCATGTGAACTATTATTCAGGAAGTGGATTTATGAAATCGCGAAGTCGTCTTTTTTCGCAAATGAAGCCGATATCAAACCTTATAGCTGTGTATGAAGCTCGTAATGTGATTTATGTAAAACGGGGTGGATTAGGATTTCTAATCAATATGAAGCAAGATGAATCCGGTCCTATTGCTATGACATCTGATGAGAAGAAAGAAATATTGGAACAGCATTATGGTAAATATGGTGTAGGCAAGAATCAATTACCATACGGACTGTCTGATATTCCATTAAGCTTTGTACGTACGAATCTTACTATTGCAGAACTTCAACCTTTTGAGGAAACACTTGCTGATGCAATTAGTATTGCAGGTGCATATGGTATTCCTGCTGTATTGGTTCCTCGCAAAGACCAGTCTACTTTTAGCAATCAATCTACGGCAGAGAAGAGTGTCTATTCCTCTGTTATCATTCCATTAGCCAAACAGTTTTGTAGTGAGTTTACCCAATTTTTGGGACTTGAATCAAGCGGATATTATTTGGACTGTGATTTCTCCGACGTAGATTGCCTGCAAGAAGGATTAAAAGAGGCCGAGGAAGTTAAAAACAATGTGAATGCCAGGTGCAAAGACCAGTTTCTTAGCGGCTTAATAACCTACAATGATTGGCGTGCACAAATCGGTGAAAGTAAATTTGAAGAACCTATGTTCGATAAAACATTATTTGAAATGTCGGACCAGGAACGAGAGATAGTTAAACAAATATTTAGTCTTAACACAAAAAGTGAAGTTGAAAATGGAAGAGAAAATCAAAAGCCTTCAGTACAAGACAAAGGCAAATGATGTTGATGAGAAGGGTATTGTTACTGTTGCAGTGAACGGTATCGGTGTGAAGGACTCACAGAAAGACATATCCATGCCAGGATCATTCAACAAGACATTAAAGGAAAACATTGGTCGTATGCGTTGGTTCTTGAATCATCGTCCTGACCAATTGTTAGGTGTTCCATTGAGTGGTAAAGAAACAGAAGGTAACTTGGTAATGGTTGGTCAGTTGAATCTTGAAAAACAGATTGGGCGTGACACGTTAGCTGATTATAAGCTGTTTGCGGAGAATGGAAGAACACTTGAACACTCTATCGGAGTCAAAGCTATCAAAAGAGATTTGGCAGACCCTTGTAAAGTACTTGAATGGCGTATGATGGAATATTCCACATTGACAAGTTGGGGGAGCAATCCACAGACTTTCCTTGTAAATATCAAATCAGCTACTGCCGACCAAGTGAAGGAGGCTGTCGATTTCGTCCGAAAGGCGTTCTTGCAGCATGGATATAGTAATGAACGTTTAAAAGGTTACGATATGGAATTAAATTTATTGCTTAAGAGTCTTAACGGTGGTGCCGTTGTCTCATGTCCTCATTGCGGGCATCAATTTGATTATGATGCAGAAACTGAGCATACCTTTGCACAACAGGTATTAGATTACGCTGCCGATTATCAAAGATGGATAACGCAGGACATCGTAAGGGAAGAGATGGAGAAGCTCACTCCAGAGATTAGAACTCAAGTAATTTCTCTTATTGATTCTGTAAAATCAGAGGAGAAAGAATTCACTCAAAAGAGCCTGCAGGACCTTATGAATTATGTAAGATGTCCCCATTGTTGGGGAAAAGTATATCGTTCGAATGCTATTCTACAAAATGCTCCAGAAGATACTACCAGAAAGAATGAGCCGTTTGTTGACACTCAAGAAAAGAATGACCGGGAAAATGGTAACGGTGGAGTAACGACTAAAGCCGCTAATAATGGCACTTTATTCGATTTCAAAAGTCTGAATAGTTGTTTCGAGAATAAATAACTTAAAATTTGAATTTTATGCCTATTAAAAAATTTGTAGTATCAGATTTGAGTCTGAAAATGGACGGACTTCCTGCAGAGCAAAAGTCCTTTATGGAAAACATCGCAAATATGATGTGTGATGTAATGAACAAATCTCTTGAGGGAATGCTTACTCCGGATGAAGTAACTGAAAAGTTCAAAGATGTCAATGCTTTACTTAAATCTTATGATAGTGAAGTATTCAAGCAGCTTGTGAGAGACAATGAGCAACTTGTCGATCAAGTTAAGAACTTGGGTGAAAGTATCGAGAAAATGAAGCAAAAAGGCTTATCTATGGATACTATCAATAAGTTCGACGAGAAATTGAGCGAAATGCTTGATAGTGAGAAGTTCAAGGAGTTTGCAGCCGGTCACAGCCGTAAAACAGGTTCTTTTGAGGGATTCAGCTTGAAAGATATTGTGTCCATGACCGACAATTACAGCGGTGAAATCATGATTACCCAACAGCAGAACCGTGTTGTTAGCCAGGTAAGTAATCAGAAAATTCATATGCGTAATGTCATTACGACTTTGCAGGGTGATCCTACATATACGCAGCTCGCCTTTACACAGGTGTATGACTTCGACAGGAATGCACGGTACGTAACTGAAAACGGTCGTTTACCGGAATCAAGCATTAAGATGAAGGAAATTCAGACAGGTACGAAACGACTTGGTACTCATATCAGAATTTCCAAGCGTATGTTGAAGAGTCGTGTTTTCATCAGAAGTTATATTCTGAATATGCTACCGGAGGCTGTATGGCTTGCGGAAGACTGGAATATGTTGTTTGGTGATGGAAACGGTGAGAATTTGCTGGGTATCACTAATCATACCGGTGTTCTTCCTGTTGAAAGTATCATCAAAGATACTATCATTAAAGGGGAAGCTGGTAGTGTGAAATCTGTTGAAAGCCATAATGGAGGTAAAGACACTATTGTTGAGTTCACGAAACCGTATGACTTAATGCTCAATGGTATGGTTATTACATTTACCAATGCTGCTGTTGTGACAGACTTGAATAAAGCGAATCCTATTATCAAGATGAATGACCGTCAAATCTTGTTGAAAGGTGTTGCTTTTGTAGGTGAGGAAACAGGCATTGCAAGTATGACATTTACTGTCAACAACTCATTTTTCCAAAGCATCGAGGCTCCTAATTCGGAAGATGTTATTAAGACAGCATTCGCTGTGATGACCTATGCACAGTATTATCCCAATGCTATTACTCTCAATCCGTCCGATGTTAATGCGATGGAATCAGAAAAGGATACCACAGGGCGTAATCTTGGCATTATTAAGGTAGTTAACGGTGTAAAACACATTGCTAATCGTCCGATTGTAGAAAGTACGGGTATGTTGCCGGGTAAATACTTTATTGGAGATATGCACATGGGGGCATCAATCGTTGACTACACTAATCTTGCGTTAGAGTGGGCTGAAGATGTGGAAACGAAGTTGTGTAACGAGGTGGTTCTTATTGCGAGTGAAGAGGTGATTTTCCCTGTTTACAATCCTTGGGCATTCGCTTATGGAGATTTGGCTGAATTGAAAGAAGCAATTACTAAAAAGTAGAATTATGGATTACATACTTAGAGGAAATGATAAGGATGTAGCCAATGTACTTAAAGAGCAGCGTATTCGGATTGGTAGAGGGGTGGTTTCATTCACTCCCATTTCCGAATGCGGCTTGGTGACAGAAGAAGATGCTCAAAAGACATTGGAATGTATGCTCACAGAGAAAGATGCGAAAATCGGTGAACTTACTGAATCCATTACGGAGAAAGATAAAGCTATTGTTGAACTGACAGATGAACGTGATACAATGAAAGCTCGTATTGCAGAACTTGAAGCATTGGTTCCTTCTGGTGAAAAGAATCTTCCGGCTTCCGATCCAAAAGATTTGCCTGCTGGAGATGCTAAGGAAGTAACTATTGTTGATGATAAATCCGTTTCCGTGAAAGATGAAAAGAAAACCGGGAAAGGTAAGACTTCTAAATAACTATCTTTATGCTGATTGATGTTTCATATTTTACGTCAGGCCCTAGGCACATAGAAAACGCTTCGGTTGCTGAAATGCCTTCGCCTCAATCTCTTTCTGTAAATGAGGTGATAAACGGATATATCAAAGCTTTTCAGCCCGAATTTCTTCGCAATGTCGTTGGAGTTAGTCTTTCACGAGAAATAACAGATTATTTGGAGCTTATCGAACGTGAATCGGAAGATATTTTAAATGAAGTGGATATTTTAAAAGAAAAGGAAGAACCTCAGTCAGGATACGCAGTTTTGTGTGAAAAACTAAGTGAGCCATTCGCAGATTATGTATTCTATCATATTCTTCGTGACGCTAACACTCAATCTACAATAACCGGACTTGTTCGTTTGAAATGTGCAAATGAATATGTAGCTCCTTTCAAGAAACAGGTGAGTACATGGAATAGCATGGTAGAGAAGAACAAACAGTTTGTAGAGTGGGCCATGTCTGATGATTGTCCTTTCACTGGTATGAAAATAAATAGGAATCTATTGATTCATATTAATACTTTCAATTTATGATGGATTTGGATATAACAGAATTGTTTGGGGACGTGGTGACAAGACTTTCTGCAGGACTTGAAATTCTCTATCCCAATGGGAAGGGGAGAACTAAGGTTGTAAAGTCTCCAAAGTTGAATTATATCTTCGGTAGCAGCCAATATATCAAAGATATATTAGATGAATATAGTAAATCTCTTGGCCAGTCTGAAAAGAAGTTCCCGCTGGTCGCACTTTTTACTCCAATTAATGAAGATAGGAGTGATCCGGATTATTTTTCTAAGACAAAAGTTTCGTTGATTATAGCTTGTTCATCTTGTAAGGAGTGGAGTAATGAGGAACGTAGGACCACATCTTTCAAGAATATTCTTCGGCCAATTTATAATCGGTTGTTTGACGTGTTGTTGGAAGACAACCGTTTTGATTGGGATTTTGATGATAAAATCAAGCATAGTTATTCAGAAAATTATAGCTACGGTAGATATGGAGCCTATACAGAGAACGGTGAGGCTGTGAGCGAGCCCATCGATGCTATTAATATTCGCTCAATGGAAATAATAGTAAGAAATTCTAATTGTAGAAGAAAATGAGAAAGATTAGAAATTGCAAAAGCGCCCAGTTGAATACTGGTGGTTCCGCTTGTAAGATTGATTGGTCGAAAGTGAGAGGCTCAATCATGGTTGAACCTGGAACGAAACTACCTGGTGATATTACAGGTGAAAAGTTGTCGGAAATGTGTCATGCCGATCGTCCCAACCGGATTTATCCTATATTACCAATATTGGAATATGCTAAAAATGGCGGTGAAGCTCAAGTAAGTGCGATCGGCTATGGACCTAACCAATTCAATGGGCTTAATGCTCAAACCGATACTTTTACTTTAAGTCGCTTTGATGAGGTTTTAAATGCCCAACTACTGAAATGCGCAAATAAAGAGTGGGATGTGTATTTTTGGAATAAGGACAATATACTTATCGGTTATAATGATGGTACCGATTTGCTTGCCGGCATTCCAATGTCTACTGTTTACCCAATCGTAACGCAATACCCTACCAGTGGGGCGAAATCTACGATGACTGTCAGCTTCTGTCATATGGACGCTGAAGACAGCCAGTTGAATTTTGATTATTTCCAGTTAGATTTCAATCCAAAAAACTTTCTCAAAGGCTTGGTTGAAGTTGTACTGGAAAAACAGGGTTCCGATAGCAAATATAAAATATTAGAGAAGATTGGAGGCTATGATCGTACAGAGGAGTTTGGACAGTTAATTGCCGACAAAGCGGTTGAAGTAATGAGTAATGTTACGTCAGCTACTTATGCTGATGGAGTAATTACGATTGTTGCTAAGGATTCTGGAATACCCGTATTAAGATCCCCCGCTATATTATTCGAAAATGGTATTAAAGGAATAGAGCAGGTAGCATGAAGTTTGAAGGTGTAACATTTGTCGAGGACGCTGTAAAGTCAATGACAAAGGCAGCGTTCATAAAGAAGCATATTGATGTGTTTTGGCAAGATCGTAATGAAAGCGATAGAAAGCAGATGCTTTCTGATGTCTATGATACGATTACAGCGAAAAAGAAGAAGTGAATCTAACGGGCTGGGTTGTTGGTGCAGCCCGGCCCGTTTAATTTAAAATAGTATGGCCAGTTTGCAAGAAGTAAGTCAGATCATTCATGCTATCGCTATCGGTTTAGAAGATGAGTGTGTCAAATGCCTGGATGAACGTCAGGAAGAGATTATTGATAGCATACATGAACAATTATATAGTGGTTTGGATGGTACCGAACATCTGTTAAGTCCGAGCTACGACGAAGATAGTTATTTCAGTGAACCCGGTCCCTGGCAAAATCGTGCTGAAGCATACAAACGATGGAAAGAGAAGATTACTCCTCCAATCCGTGGGGAGAAATTGTATCTGCCTCCGCGTCCCGTAGAAGTTCCAAACCTTTTCATTGTTGGCTCTTTCTATGAGAGTATTCATGCCGAGAGAATTCGGACAGGATTACATATCAGTTCTTCCGGGTTTAAAGAGGGGCCGAATATTGAGCGGAAATATGGTGAACAGATCCTTTGCATGAGCGATACTGCCAAGGAATATTTCAATCTTATGTTTATGCGTCCTTGTATAAATCGTTTTTTTAGAAATTGTGGATATAAATGAGTTGTGCTTGCGAGAATAAGAAAATGCAAAGCGAGCTTTACCGTATTAGTGAGCTTGCTCGTAAAGCCGCTATCTTGGACTGGTGTATATATGTCGTTTATTTAAAGAGTGACGGTACGTATGCTTTTGATAGGATAAGGCAGGAGATAATAGGAAAAATTGTAGAATATAGGCACTATTTATAATGGGAGATATACAAATATCCGATCTTATCAAAGAAGGTGAGATCGAGTCAATAAAAGAGTTGGACGCCACCATTGAACGGGTGAAAACTACTTATGTGAATGCGGCAAAGGAGCTGGCGAAAGGGCTTAAAGTAAATGTTGAGGTTTCAGGCGATCTGGATAAACTCAATACTCTCTATATTACCCAGGCTAAGACTGCTACCTCAGCCTCAAATGAACTTTCCGATGCTCTTAAAAAACAGTCTGAGATTTCTCAAACAGTACAAAAAAGGATAGAAGAGCGGTTGAATGCCGAAAAGCTATCTACCACAGAGATAAAGAAACTGACTAAAGCAAGCATTGACAATGCGGTTTCTTTGGAAAAGACAGCTAAAGCAGAGGTTGCTTTGGAAAAAGCTCAGAATTCCGGGTTAAATACTCGTAGGAAATATATTCTGAGTGAAGAAGAACGAATGAAGTTGATCCGTGCTGCGCTGGCTCTTACCAATAAGGAAGTTCATAGTAAGGCGGAAGCAAAGGTTGTTAATAAGGAATTACAGAAGGCTGTTGATGTCCTGAAAGATACTGATGAAAACTACATCAGAACACTCGCACGTCTCAATTCTACAATAGGTATAAATACTGATTATGTAAAACGTAATTCAGACCGATATACTCAGCAGAAAATGACAGTCGGTGCCTATCGGGAAGAAGTAAAGGCTGCATTGATTGACCTTCAAAACGGCAATAAATCTATGCAGAACATGGGTATTATTGCTAAGAATGCCGGTATGATGCTCAAAACTGAACTCGCACCTGGATTGAATCAAGTGCATGTTGGAATGAAAGGGCTTGTGTCTGGATATGTTGGTGGACAAGCTGTAGTTAGCGGTGTTGTTGCTTTGTTCACTAAACTTAGAGAGGGAGTTGGTTCTATTGTCGAATTTGAGTTTGCAAATAGTAGGTTAGCTGCTATTTTAGGTACAACTTCAGATAGAATAAAGGAGCTAACTTCCGATGCGCAGAGGTTGGGTGCTACTACTAAATACACAGCTTCTGAAGCAACCGAACTTCAAATAGAACTTGCTAAATTAGGATTCACTCGTGAAGAAATTCTAAATGCAACAGAATCTGTGTTGCGTTTTGCTCAAGCAACTGGTGCTGAACTTGCAGATGCAGCTTCGTTATCTGGCGCAGCTCTTCGTATGTTCAACGCAAATACACGAGAGACTGAACGTTATGTGTCTGCCATGGCGGTGGCGACTTCTCGAAGTGCTTTGTCATTTTCATACCTTGCCACGGCTTTACCTATTGTTGGACCTGTTGCTAAAGCATTTAACTTTACGATTGAAGATACTCTCGCATTATTAGGAAAATTGGCTGATGCTGGTTTTGATGCTTCAATGGCGGCCACTGCTACACGGAATATTCTGCTTAATCTTGCGGATGGATCTGGTAAATTAGCTCAAGCTCTTGGTAAGCCTGTGAAAAATTTACCAGAACTTGTAGATGGTTTGAAAAAGTTGAAAGAAGAAGGTATTGATCTTAATACTACTCTTGAATTGACAGACAAGCGTAGTGTAGCAGCTTTTAACGCTTTTCTTACATCTGCTGATAAAATAATTCCCTTGAGAGAGCAAATAACTGGAGTAGATGAGGAGTTAGCTGATATGGCCCATACGATGGAAAATAACGTTAAAGGGGCAATGGCAGGGTTAGATTCAGCCTGGGAGGCATTAATGTTAACGTTTTCCAACTCAAAAGGAGTGATGAAGAGTACAATTGATTTCTTTGCTCGGGGAATTCGAAATATTGCGAATAATTGGAAATCTTTGGAAGAGAAAGAAAATGATGCTATACAATTAGCGATTAGGAATCAGCGTGAATTATCTTCTGAATTTAAAATAGAGGAACGTTATATTCAGGAGATCAAAGATGCGTGGCAAGAGTATATGAATTCTGGTATAGATTCTAAGGAGGCATTTAAACGCGCTGTTGAGGATAAAAGGAATTATCTCAGTAAAGAAATAGAAAAGTATGGCGAGGTTGCCGATGAAGCAGAACGATCATATCAGCGCGTTACTAAAGCGATGCAAGATAGTAATATGTTTACTCGTGCTCAGTCTGGAACTTCACTCTCTGACTACAAAAAACAAAGAAATTTCCAGTTTGGATTGTGGTCTGAAGCTAAAAAGGAATCAGAAAAGTATAAATATGTTCTTGAAAATGTAGATGCTTTTGAAAAAGAATATATTGAGCAGCATACTGAGAATGGTAATAATGTGAAGGTGTTGACAGACAAAGAAAAGCGTGAATTAGAGAAAGCGGCACAAGAAAAATTGAAAATACAACAAGCTTATCAAGATTCCGAACTTTCACTTATGAATGAAGGATTGGAGAAAGAGCTTGCACGCATCGGCATTGAGTATTCTAAGAAGATAGCTGCCATAAAAGGATATAGTAAAGAAGAGATTGCTACGCGTGAGAACCTTGCTAAAGAAATGAAACAAGTCTTAGGAGATTATACAATCAAATATAACTCAGACCGTGAAAAGAAAGATATTGCAAATGCTCTTGAAGTAGTAAAGAAAGGCTCAAAAGAAGAGCTTGACTTAAAAATCTCTCAACTTGACTTACAGCGTGAAGCTGAAATAGATGCAGCGCAAAAAACAGGTGAAGATGTATTTCTTATCAATGATAAGTACGAAAAGAAAAAGCAGGAGTTGAAAGAAAATTATGCTTCAGGACAGATTCTGTTGATTGCTGACAATGCTGCCGCAGAGCAAATCATTCGTGATAGGCAGTATCAACAGGATATGCTTGCTTTGAAAAAAGAGCTTGCAGAGAAGAAGATAACCCGGCAGGAGTTTAATGAAGAAGAATATCGATTGACTTTATATTATGCCCGGAAAACCTCTGAAGCCGCTATTGATGCTTTAGAGCAGGAGCTTCGCGTTGAAAATCTCAGTGCTGAGGATCGAATCAAGATTACTGAGCAGATACAGAAGATCAAAGCTGAACTCGCACAAAAAGAGGCAGAAATCGAGATTGATGCTATCGAAAAAGTGAATAAGGCTGATGATAAAGCACATAAGGAACGTATAAGGAGTTTACAGAAGTGGTTGCAGACTTCCTCTCAGGCTATTGGTGCTATTGGTGACTTGATCGCTACTCTTTATGATGGACAGATTGAAAAAATAGATAGTGAACAGAATGCCAATGATGAAGCTTATGACAGGGATGTTGAGCGCATTGAGAATCTTACAGAAAATGGAGCCATATCAGAAGAAGAGGCCGAGGCACGAAAACGTGCTGCAAAAGAACAAACAGAAGTCAAAAACAGAGAACTTGAAAGAAGGAAGGCTAAAATGCAGCATGATCAAGCTGTTTGGGATAAGGCTGTCCAACTTGCTCAAACAGGTATTGCTACTGCTCGAGGAATAATGGAAGCTATGGCGATGATACCGCCTAATCCTTTTATGGCCGCAATGATTGGAGCGATGGGAGCTATACAAGTTGCAACGATAGCGGCAACTCCGATTCCTTCTTATGCTGAAGGTACTAAAGGCAATGGGCATCCCGGAGGAAAGGCTCTCGTTGGTGATGCAGGAAAGCGCGAAGCTGTTTTGTATAACGGTATGGCTTGGATCACTCCGGATACTCCTATGATTGTAGATTTACCATACGGTGCCCAAGTTCTTCCGGATGTAGAGCAAATGGGGGGATTACCTGATTGGAGACCACTTAATGTCTTTCCGGGTTCTTTTGATAACTCTCGACCTGTCAATCATACCACAGTTGTGAATAATAATTTCTCTAAATTGGAGAAACGGGTTGATAGGACGAACCAGTTACTACAAGAAAGTATTAAGCAGCAACGGAAAATCGCTCTTGATGCTGAGTTTGAATTATATAAATTGAGGAAGTTATGAAAAGCAGGTTAAATCAGTTAACTCTTTCCGATTTCATAGAACTTCTATGTGGAAATCACTTGGTGCTTTGCGCACCAAGTGAAGTATTACCCAAAGAGCATCTAAATCAATGTGCGATAAAGTTAATAGGTGAATATCGGGCTATTGTTAATCCCGTTGCAACAAAAGCTATGTTGGTTGAATACGAAGATATCACAAAACAGAGAATAGATATTTTATTGCTTAGGATATGCCAGACTCTAATGTCCTTGAATGTTTATGATGATGTCCGTGAAATTCTTCAAATGATTGATTGTAATAGTCTGTCAATGACGGAAGAACAAGTTAAATCGAAAGTTGAAGAACTACTGCGGATGGCATTATTTGAGCAGAAACGTAATGATGAAATGCGGGAAGAGGAGATGTATTCCAATAAATTAACTCCTGATCAGATCCGTGCGTCATTTGATGCTGAAATAGCTTTTATGATGACTTTTTTTAAAATGCCGATCGATTATGCCACCAATGCAGCTATTTATGCTAACATTGTCCATCAGGCCGATGCAGATATCAAACATAAGTTGAGGAGCCGGTAGCGGTTCCTCCTTTTTTTTCTACTGTTGTCGAATTTTTCTTGAAGTCGTTAGTAATCTCTTAATAATCACAAACGACTTCATTATGAATAAAAGAAACTACACACGTTGCATAAATCATTATTTATGCAGTAAAATCCTGTTTAAACTTCAAGTTTTAGAGAGTGACTATAAACGGATATCCGCTGAGATTATAGCAATTAAACAACAGCTTAGTTCGTTGCCTATTGGGACTGATACATTGATTGATTCTATACAAAGGTCTGCGCAAGAGTTGCATGAGCAAAGTATCATGCACCGAAAACATGTAGAGTATTGTATGAACGGTAAGTTAATGATGGTAAGGAGGGATGGTGATGGACTTTGAAAAAGAACTATCAGATCTCTATCCTTGGATGCTTAGAATGGCAAGACGATATTATTATTCCATTCAAGATGCAGAAGATTTAGCGAGTGACACCGTATATAAGATGCTGGTTAACCGAGATAAGTTTGACCGTAATAGAGATATGAAGCCTTGGTGCTTGATCGTCATGCAAAACACATATATAACTCAATATCATAGGAAATCATTGATTCCTTTTGTTAATTATCCTGATGTGATAGAAAGATATTCTTCATTTGATGTCCTAAGTCATTCGATACTGCAAGACATGCTATCTATAATTCAACGCTGCGCACGAAAATCTTGTTGTATTGAAAGTGTTACTTACTATGCTGAAGGGTATTCATATGATGAAATTAGCGATATTCTTAATATACCGGTTGGAACCGTACGTAGCCGTATTTCATTTGGGCGGAAAATACTCTTTCGGGCATTTAATATGTAAAGTCGTTTTTGACGGACTACCTTTGTATTTCGTTGAAAAATAGAATATTATAAGCCTTTAGCACAACTTGTACTTTTCAAGAAATATGCCAATTGGGAAACCGGTTGGCATTTTCTCTATATTTGTCCGAAACCTAATATGATCGTACAAGTATGCTATGTAAGTTCGTTCTAATAATAGATGAAGTCTCTTATGAACTTTCCAATTCTGCTATCAAGAATTGGAAAGAGGTAAGTTATTCTCTGAAGCGAACTGATTATAGTGGAATTACCAGGACTTTTACCTCTAAATTTGAGTTTATTAATGATGCCTATGATTTGTTGTTGTCTGAATATAGGCAGCAATATCTTATGGCGGCTGCCGTGATTGAGGTTTACACTGTCACCAATAATCATGAATATGAATTACGATTCCGTTGCCCGCTCGATTTTTCGTCGATGAAGATAGAGGCTGGCGTTCTTTCTATGAATTCAGTTGATGATAGTATTGCTTCATTGATTAAATCTCAGAAAGGAACTCAATTTGAGTACCTTGTGAAAGATATGAAAGAAGCGAAGCAGTTGTATTATGATAGATTGGAGCTAAGAAACAATATTAAATATGTAATCGTAGGCGATAAAACAGACGATAATGGTAATTCTATTTTTGTCTTTAGCTCTAATAAGGATAACCCTTCTAATGAAAAGGATGCTATTGTTGAATACACATCTGCTGAGGTTGTTAAAAGGAGTGGCTTTTTATATTCGGATCTTCCCAGAAACGAATCGGCATACCCTTTTTTCGTATCTGAAAATGGCGATTTATCGGGAACTCTGTCAGGAAGGATCGTCGTAAAGTGCTATGAAGCGACCAACATAGGATCTATTAGATTATATATATGGAGGAAGAAGAGGGCTTCTGTTTCTGTATTCAATGGTCTGTTTTATCCGGATGGAACCAGTATTGTATTTGATCTAAATGAGGCTTTCTCTATTGATGCCGGTGAAATTTTGCATTGTTCTTTTATTATTAGTCGAGCTGAGCAATCGAATTTAGATTCAAAAGGAACCATTGAGGTCGATAGTTCTTCCCGGATTGAGCTGACTTTTAATTCAAGGTCTATGCCTGAAATGATAGACGTCATTTCTCCACAAACACTCTTGAATAAGCTACTGAATAGTATTAACGGGGGGAAAGATGGTATTATTGGGGAGATTGAATCAGGAAGTGACACGAGATTAGATAATTCTTTAATTGTTGCAGCTGAAAGCATACGTAATCTACCTAATGCTAAATTGTATAGTTCATTCTCCAAATTTGAAGACTGGATGTGTGCTGAATTTGGTTATGTTCCTGTAATCGAGGCAAGCAGAGTAATATTCAAACACCGGAATAACCTGTATTCTGGTAGGGTAACAAAGGATATCGGTGATAATATTGAATCTCCATCATATAGCGTAAATTCTTCTATTATTTATTCGTCTTTAAAGGTTGGGTATGAAAAACAGGATTATGACAGTGTTAACGGACGTGATGAGTTCAGATTTACAAATGAATATTCTACGGGTGTTACCTTGACTGATAATGTATTTGAGTTGAAGAGCCCTTATAGGGCTGATGCGTGTGGTTTTGAACTGTTGACTCAAAAGAGGGGTGAAGATACTACCGATTCAAGCAATGATAATGATACCTTTTTTGTATGCTCTCAAATGAGTGAGAATGGATCGCGCTATGAGCTTGTACGTGATGGCTACACCATATCTGGCGTGCTCACTCCTGATAGTATGTTCAATGTAATGTACTCTCCACGATTTATGATAGAGGCCAACAAGCGATTTATTGGCGTATTTGCTAAAACACTGTTGTTTTCTTCCTCTGAGGGAAATGCAGACATTGTAATAAACGGTGTTGTAGAGAATGCTGATATAGATATTAATGGAGGGCTGTTTACGGTTGGTGAATTTGACTTTATAACAAACGATGATACTTTACCCCCTGACATGTGTGGGTTAGTCCGTTGCATATTCGATAACGATGTGTATTTCGGATACGTTAAAGAGGTTGGCTGCAAGTATGGGCAGTACGATGGCATGAATTATAAACTGTTTGTGAATTCAATTCAATAGGATTATATGTATAAAGTGAGTCCCTTTACACCGTTGTTCTTCAATCCCTCTAATGATAAGTTTGGGATAGAAAGTAGATATATCCAAAAGTTTTCCTCTTTTGATCAGATACTTATTGAAGTGATTGCCGTATCCGAGTTTAACCCAATTATTGGCAACATAATTGATGTAATGACTGGCAAAAAAAATGTTGTAGAATGGAAAGTGTGGGTTATGAATAGTACAATGACGCTTTATTATTACATCCTTTCAGGGTTGAATACAGGGTATTATAGGTTTGAGATAAATGGTGTTGCCAGTGATATGTTTGAGGTTACAGATGATGAACGGGAGTTGTCTAAAACGACTCTTATTCAATATTCCATGAAAGACAATAAGCAGCGTAAAGATGGTTTCTTTTTTATTGCGGAAAAGCAATATTTTTTTGACTGGCGTGCACCTGGTGGATTTCAAGACATGAATTGGGGGTTTAGTGTATCAAATGAGCAGTTTGTGACAACTGATGAAGATGTAGTTGACCTATATTCGTCTGAGAGCACACAGAAGGCTTTTACATTAGGTAACGCTGAAGGTTGCCCTGTATGGTATGCAGAAATGTTAAACAGAATAATGAGTTGTACTTACGTGTATTTTGATGGTGAGCGTTATGTGCGTAAGGATAGTAGCGTCCCTGAAATGAATCAGGTAAATGAAGGGCTTAATAGCTACGTGTTCAGCTTGTCTGTACAACCGGTTCTTAATATTGATAAGGGTGAATCTGATAACCAACTAATCATCAGAAGAGTTGACAGAGATAGATATCGGAGTGTTAATAACAAGTTGCTAATTTTATGACAGAGGAGGAAATCCAGCAGATAGTTGATGTGGTACTTAGTCTTTTAAAAGAAGATAGTCTAACAATCAATGAACTCTTCCATACTAATGTGCTTGTGGAAAGCGATTGTGTTGAGTTGAATGATGGTCGTAAAACATCACTTGCTGATATTCGAGAGTTCATACAAGAAAAAGTAAAGCAATCGATTGAAATTATAACTAAGAATGATGATAAAACTGTACCATCTGACATAAACGTTTTTTCTTCTATTCGCACATTATTTGAAATTCTTAAGAATAATGACTTATTAAAAAAGATTTTTCTTCGCAAGGATCAAGCAGACACCGCGAGAGAAATAATCACTTTCCTTAAAGGTCTGTTGCTTGGGGATAAAGGTCACGGCATTATCGTCAGCAACAGTGGGATTGTTACTGCCATCCTCGATGAACTGAAGAATGTCTTCAGTATCGTATCTCCCGATTTTGTGAGTGGTGATCTGGGTAACGGATACGTATTGAAATATGATCAGAAGACGGGACGGAGTTACCTTGAAGTGGACGAATTGCTGGTAAGGAAGTTGGCTTACTTTGTAGAACTGATCATTAAGCGTCTGTCCCACGTTGGTGGTGAGATCATCCTTACTCCGGCAAGCTTGAAATGTTCAAAAGTAGAGGTGTACGACACTTATTACCGTTGCTACTTCGAACAGGATGATGGTGACAAGAGTATCGTACAAGAGTTCAAGGCAGGCGATCAGGCACGCTGCCAGACATTCAATGTGCAGGAAGGCACGAGCCATAATGTTTCCAACACCTATTACTGGCGGCTTATCACAGCCACCGGAAAAAACTACATAGACTTGTCCATCGAGGATTGTGATCTGGGCGGCATGGAACCGTCTGCCGGTGACCACATCGTGCAGCTGGGTAACCGGACCGACGCAACACGCCAGAACGCGATCATCCTCTCCACCGTGGGAGACGATGCGCCTTCGATCAAGCAGTACAAGGGTATCAACGGGTATACGCTGCGTAATAAAGAGGTGACCATCCTATCGCCAACCCTTAACAAGTTCCTCGGTCAGTTTATCTCTGAGGTTACCGGCAAGAGCTATGATGATATGTTTTCCGACCTTAAGGCTGACTTTGACATCGTTAAGGATCAGGTGGACAGAGAGTTTACAATCTGGTTCTTTGAGTACGCACCGACTTTGAGCAACATCCCGGCGGTAGAATGGACTACAGACGCTTTAAAGGCTCTACACGAGCAGGATATGTTTTACAACCGGGCTTCCGGACTGGCCTACCGTTTCGAAAAGAATGCGAACGGGGCGTATAGCTGGAACAGTATAACGGACCAGCAGACCGTCAAGGCGTTGGAAGATGCCGCCAAAGCCCAGGACACCGCAGACGGAAAACGCCGGGTGTTCGTGGCTCAGCCGACCAACGCACAAGCTTATGACATTGGTGATTTATGGGTGAACGCCACCTATTCGGGTAGCGGTGTAAACTATTCAAATGATACCTTGAGATGCGTGACCGCCAAGGCAGTCGGAGCAGCGTTTTCAATTTCTCACTGGACCCCTGCCAGCAATGCTACAACCGCTTACATAAAAAACCTTGGCGACAGTATCCTGCTGACGGTCGGAACGAACGATACGGAAGCAAAGCGTTTGATCAGTGTCGCCCAGAAAGCCGCTGACGCTGCGGGTGTCACAGCCGATGCCGCAAAGGCAACCGGTGAGACAAATGCTACGGCTATCAAGCAAAACAGGGACAGCATCTCTGTGGTGGCAGGAAGGTTCAACTCTGACGGCACGTTGAAGAACACGTCTGGTCTGGTAACGGGGAACGGAACATTTGCCACGCTGTTCGCCAATGCGGTCGTTGACGGAAAGATAGTCAAGCAGGCTGACATCAGTACTTTCATCACGGCCGATCAGGCCGGTAATCTGATTTCCAACGCCTCAATCAGAGCCGATAATGTGGTGTTTGAAGGAACTTCTGTAAAGATAGCGTCCAAATACCTGGATATAACCGGAGCTGTCACCTTCAACTCCTTCAACGCTGACCTGCAAGGCACCATCAACGGAAAAGCAACGACAAGCTATGTTGACACGGCAAAGACCGACGCAATAAACAGTGCCGCTACTACAGCGCAATCAAAGGTGGATGCCCTGTCAAATACATTAGGAAGTTTGGCGTATAAGAGTGCTGTTGAGAAGGCCATGCTGGGCAGTACGATTGTCAGCGGGGGATATATCCGGACGGATTTGATTGATGCCCAGACTATCGTCGCAAATGCTTTGGCGGCAGGTAGAATTACAACTGGGAACATTACGGTAACTGACGGTGCCTATCTTGGTGGCTGGGAGATCAAAAATAACGCGATATATTCCCGTAACGTAGCAGACGCGAAGATACAACTTGAAATCTCCGGGACACGATTCTTACGTATTAATCAATACGGCGGCGGTGGTAGTGCTAATGATCCTTTGATGACAATTCGAAATGATGGTCAATCTTGCTTAACGCTGGAAACTTACGGGGACGGTGGTAATGCGTTGAGATGTGTAGCTAATACAGATAATGGCGTCGCAATAGAATCATACGGCAGGCATATTTTTGGACAGCGTCAATATGATTTGTGGAACGCACCCGGTTTGCTTTATATTACATACGTTGGTGAGCAAGGAGGTGGCGGGGCTGCTGCATGGGTTGGAGGAGCCGGTACGGTTTCTGTGTCAAGAACAGGTACTGGATATTACAGAGTTTATCACGGTTTAAAACATACTAATTACTCAGCTATTATTCAAGTAGACGGGGTTTCTGGTAAGCGTATTTCTGCAATTAGAAATAAAGGTGATACATATTTTGAATATGAAACGTATAATACTGATGGAGCAAATAGGGATACTGCAGCTTATGTTTTTATTTTTGGACGTAATGTCTGGTAGGTATAAGAGATTATCATTAAGTAAACCAAAATAAATAGATTATGAAAGTGAATTTTAATGTTCCCTTTAAAAATTACAAGGGTCAGGAGACAAAGGAAATCATTGCTGACAAGGTGTCCGAAGCGTTGTATGCGCTGGGTTCGGAATCTAAAGTCGGAAATGACAGGAAGTACAGTGCCTATAAGGTATGCAAGAGAATTAACGAAAGCCCGTCCGAAGTGGAAATCTCCACCGAAGAGGCAACATTGGTAAAGGACGTATGCGCCGAATTTTTAGTAGCCGGCGGATATGGCCAGGTATGTGACTTAATTGAAGGAAAGGAATAATTATGGAAGTGAAGAATGTAAGTACATCCGCCACCAGCAAGGTGGGCGATGTAACAATCAAGTACACCATTACGGAAAAGAATGGTAAAAAGGAAGTGTCCGGCATGTGTGTGCGTGACGAAGAGACGGTCTGCTATATGAACTGGAAGAAAGACGGTGAGATGGGTATCTCTTTCAACAGTGACGCGCTGACTTGGAAGGAGCAGAAGTCAGTAACCGAACAGATCTTGGCGGACATCGAACAATTAAACGCATAGGGTAATGAGTTATATCAAGTTTGTGCTCAGGCGTACCACGGATGATCATGGTAACACTACCAACGCCCGTATCTGCCGCATCGAAAGCGACTTACCGGGCACGGGTACGCTTGAAACGAACCTGATCATGCACGCACTTTCGGCTAAGGGCGGAAAGGTAGAAACAATCACGGTGTTCACGTTGGATTACAGCGCACTGGACAGCGCTAATTATTTAGGGTAGATTATGGCAGTAAGCGAATTAAGAAAGACGTTCACGGCCGGCGACTCGTTGAAGGCGGCGGAACTGAACCAGATGGTCAGCAAGATCAACGAACTGGTGGACGGGGTGAACGACACCTCCGGGGAGGAGGACTTGCAGGAGAAGATTACGAAGATCAACCAGTCCATCACCGCATTCAAGCGTTCCTTGAGTCTGCTGGAAGATGAAATGGCGCGGAAGATCGACAATATCTTCATCGAGGGCACTGACCTGTATGCGGAAGCGAACGGTGAGATAGTCAGCGGTCCGCTTAACACGACCGGCGGTCAGGCTGTGGTACAGCGATATGTGCGTGTGGTCAATGAAATGGACGGGAAGACACTTTCGGCCAGCAAGGACGAACCTTGTATCATCAAGTTTAAGTTCATCTCGCAGGAACGTTACTCGGCACTGGACCCTTACGAAAACACCAACGAGCGTGGCTTATGTGAGGTCTCGGTAAAGAACGGTGATGGGGACTATGTTGTTCAGAAGCAAATGTATATCAACTCCACCGGCATTACTTCCGTTGACGTGACCGAGTTTCTCACATCGGGTGCTAATAACGTCATGGTAAAAGTGACCGGGGAAGTGACCGAAGTCACCACCCCTGCGTTCGTATGGACCGTGACCCTGACCTCGTTGACCATCAACGCGAGCAACTTCCGGTGGTGGACCGCCTATACCGGGGCAATCACGCTTCCGCTCTACATAGGGGGTAACGTGAACAAAGTATTGCACGTTACAGTGGTTGGCAGTGGATATAACCGGGAATACGACGAAAATATCGGTACGCAGATCTATACCGAAACCGCTTATAACTATTCCATTCCCCATCCGGGAAAGACGGGTGTTTTCAAGGTTACCGCATACGTCAGTACCGTTGATGGCAGCGTGGCCACCAAAGTCGTATCCTTTAATGTGATGTGTGCCGTTACCGGTGAAGCGGTCAAGATGATCGCCATCAACAACGTTACGTCCAAGGCTATAAACTGGACTGAGAATGCCCTGTTTGATTACTCGATCTACAACGGTGACGAAGTAAATACCTCCGCCGAATTTATCGTGAACAAGGACGGGAAACAGGTGTACTCCTCCGAAGAGGACAATATCACCACGCAGGCCAAACGTACTTTTTCTATTCCGATGGAAATCGACACCCTGGACAATTCGGAGTTTAACATCGAGGTGTCCGTGATGGACGGTTACAGCCAACTGGGCAGTACGGTAGTCATCCCGGTGGACAACTCGTTGGGCTACTCCGCCGTTGCCGGCGCGGTTTTCTATATGAACCCGAAGACCCGAAGCAACGGTCAGGCAAACCGCTTGTCGGTCATCAACGAAATCACCGGTACGGCTGTGCCCTGCACGTGGAAGGGCATGAACTGGGGCAACGATGCCTGGACGGCGGACAGCGCCGGTAACAAAATCCTTCGCATCATGGCGGGCGGTTTGCTGACGGTGGATTACAAACCATTTGAAAAAGAGGCTGCCCGTAAAGGCAAGACAATAGAGGTGGACTATCTGATTTCAAATGTCACTGATTACACAGAGCCGCTTATCACCATGTCCGTTCCGAACGGTGACAATTTCATCGGCCTGAATATCTATGCGGACGAAATCATCATGCACTCGCAAGTGCAGCGCAATGATGAAGTACAGAGTTTGCATACCTTTGAGGAGAAGCGTACCAAGCTCACGTTGACTATCATCCCGGACGCTTACGGGAATCAGGATTTCAACCTGTGTGTCTTGTACGTAAATGGCGTTAAGAACCGGGAGTTCACGTATGAGAACAACGATTACTTCGCGCAGGACGGGAAGATAACCATCGGCTCGGACTATGCCGATGTGGACGTGTACGGTATCCGCATCTATGACAGCGGTCTGACCTCTGCCGGTGTACTTACAAACTACATCAACTGGCTGGTGGAGCGTGCCGACAAGGCGATCGCCAAAGCCTACAATGACATCCTTGACTCCAACGGTTCGGAAATCGACTTTGCCAACACCGTAGACCAGATGAATGTGATGGTGTATGACAACACCATCCCGTCCATGTCCGACCAGACTCAGCGGTTAGGCACGCTGGAGGTGTTCTGGTACGAGCACCCTGAATGGAACGTATCTATCGATAACGTTACGGCCAAGGGGCAAGGTACTTCATCGATGAAGTATTGGATATGGAACACCCGTTACCAGCTTGACAAGAAGCTGTCTGTCATCACTTATGCGGACGGTACAACTTCCGCAGCGGGATCAAAGTGGACGATGACGCCCCACCTCCCAGCCGGACGTAAATTCACAGCGAAGAAAAACTACGCATCCTCAATGCAATCCCACAAGATCGGTGCGGTCAATTCCTATACCGACCTTATCCGTGAGGTTGGCATCCTGAACGAAGCCATGCAAGCCGACGGGAAAGTGCGTGTCTCGGTTTGGGAGGCACCGTTTGTCTGCTTTGAGAAACAGATCAACGAGGAGGGGGAAACGCTCTACGTTTTCCGTGGACTATACACTTTTGGTCCCGATAAGGGGGATGCCGATACGTTCGGGTATGATACGGATACTTATCCTGACCTGTTGAGCATTGAAGGTTCGGACAACTCACCCTTACTCACCCTGTTCCGTGTCCCCTGGAATCCGGCACGGGGATTGATAGCCTACAATGAAGACGAAGAGGCGTATCAGTACAACGGGCAGAACTGTTTCGATTTGGGTGAAGGCGAAGTGGAGAATATATCCAAGTTCATCCCGGCATACAATTGCGTCTACCAGTGCTCTCCACGGTTGAAGCCGTTCATCGGTACGTTGACCGAACTGAACGGACAGGTCTCCGCCTACAAGAACGAACCCTACGAGTTCTGGATAGCGAAAGCTGGGGATGTGAACCAATATAATGTCTACTATTACGAGTCTTCCGTTGGTCAGTTCATAGCTTCCGATATCGGGAACGGTACCATAAACTTGAAAACACAACTGTCCGGTTACATGGATACCGGAAATCTGTCCGCATTTACGGCAGACCAGTTGAATGAACTGTTTATCAACTCCCGTATAGCGAAGTTCAGAAATGACGCTCCGCAATACTGGGAAATCAATGATTGTCTGTTCTTCATGAACAACGTCGAGTTCAATGCCGGTACCGATGAACGCGCCAAGAATACCTATCCTTATTGCTTTGGAACTGAAACTTCAAAATGGCGTTGGCGTGTGGATGATGCCGACACCCGTTTCGACACCACCAACCGCGGATTGCCTGATAAGTCATACAGCGTTGAGGTACATGACAAGGACGAAACAGGGGCGGCTATCTGGAACGGTGAGACAAATAACTTCTTTAACCTGATGGAACTGGCTTTCCCGGACGAGAAAATTGCTTCTATGCGAAGTTCCATGACAGCCATGCAGACGTTGGGAGGGTTGAAGTCCGGTAACGACTTACAGAAACTGTACGCTTTCTACCAGAAGTATTACTTTGATGTAGCGCAGGAATACTTCCCTCAGAACGCCTATAACGCAGATGCGAAGTATTGCTACGAAAACGGTAAGATAGCTTACAATGACGGGCGGTACACGAACGATACCGATCCTGTCACGCAATCACTGGGAGATCACTATCTTGCCGAACAGCGGTGGATAACAAAGAGGATACTGTACATGATGTCGAAGTATAGTTTCGGCCTGTTCAGTGCCAATGGAACGGATACCATCGTAGTACGTGCCGCCGGGAACTCGATCGGTTATGACATCACCCCGGCCATGGATATGTACCCTGCCATTGCCAACGGTACGAGTATCATCCGTGGCTCCCGGACGAAAGCCGGTGAGGTCTGTCATATGGAAATCGAATTGGGAGGTACGGGTGACCAGCAGAACGCCATTCAGGCGGCAAGCTACCTGCAGGATATCGGGGACTGGCACGACAAGAACGTCACCGGTTCCATGATCGTACAGGGTAAGATGCTACGCGAGATCCGGCTTGGGCATAAGACTGCCGGTATTGTGATTTCCATTTCGTCACTTACGCTTTCCAACTGTGTCAGCTTGCAGAAGCTTGTGCTCTCACGCATATCCACGCTGGCAGGCACGCTGAACCTTACCGCCTGCAGCCACCTGAAGGAGGTGTACATCGACGGGACTTCCATCACCCAGCTTCGTCTTCCGGCAGGCGGCGGATTGGAACTGGTAGAGTTTAACGCCTTGTCCCGTTACCTCGTTCTTAAGAACTACCCGTTAATGAAGAACAGTGGTGTCCTGATAGATGAATGCGCAGCCGTAATCACTGACTTTTTCATTTCAGACTGCCCGCTTATGCAGCCTATCAAGCTCCTGACACAGATCATGGACGCACAGCAGGGACAAGGCGCCGGACATTCGTTGAAGCGTGTCCGTGCTGTCGGTTTTGATGAAACGTATAACACTTCCGACATGCTGGATAAGCTGGCCGCTTTGGCGGATGGCTCGTATGTAGGTCTTGACAGCGAAGGTGTGGCCGGTGAGGATGAATACCCGGTGCTGGACGGTACTTTAAATGTGTATGCGAATGCGTACGAGGATTCGATTCAGGCTTTGAGGGGAACTTTTAAAAGGTTAGAGCTGAATGTGATCGGTAAGTATTTTATTCGTTTTACCGATAAGATAGTCGCTCAAAGAGTCTTTGAGCTATGGGATGTCAACGGTGACGGTGGAATAACCCGGGATGAAGCCGACTTGATTACATCGATACCAAGATACTTTCTGTCAGGTGATAAAAATGAAAATTATAAGAATATCACTTCCTTGGTCGGGTTTGAGAGTCTGAGTAATTGTACGGAGATCGGATATGGGGCTTTTGAGAATACCAATTTGGAAACAGCTGTCTTTCCCCCTAATCTTAAACAGATCTACCAACGTGCATTTATGGGAACTAAGATAAAGAAAGTGAATCTTCCGGATTCCTGCACATTCTTATCTTCCGGAGGAGGGAGTGATTATATGCCTTTTTATAATTGTTCCGAGCTTGAGGAGTTTACGATGAAAGACTTTATCATACCTCCCGAAAGGCACTATACGATGAATAAAGGGTTTTCCGATTGTTCGAAACTGAAAAGGTTCAAGTGCAACTCTTTCGAATATGGGGAAGATTCAATGACAACAATCTTTAATTTACTTTCTTTCTCAAACTGTGTGTCGTTGGAAGAGTGTGATTTCGGTGAACTGAAAGGTTATGTTAACAGCACTTCGTATGAAATGTTTCAGAATACCCCGATAGCGGCTTCATGTGTTCCCGTAAACATAATAAAGTCCGGTTCTCAGTCTTACGCTAACTGCAAAAAGATAAGGACCGTTGTGTTTGAGGGGAATCTTGATATTATAGGATCGCGTATGTTTAACGGATGCAATTCTGTGACGGTCATTTTTAAATCTACGACTCCACCTACGACCTTGGAGTATGCCGGATTAGGTAATGTAGTCGCCATATATGTTCCTGATACAGCTGTAAGCGATTATAAATCCAGTGTAATATCCGGTTATGCTTCCATTATTTTCCCGTTATCCGAATATAACGGATACATGCCTACTAAACTGTATGAAATATGAAATAACAATATTATAAATAAATGGATAGATGAATGAAATTTTGAATTTTGTGTCTGCGTTAGACTTTTCAAATCTTTACCGACATGCTTGTGTGACTCTTCTATGCTGGTTACTTATGTTTTTGTCCACGCTTATAGACATGTGGGATGGTATTCAGACTGCAAAGGCGCTGAAAGAGCCTATACAGAGCAAGGGGCTTAGAAAGACTGTGGCCAAGGCCGGTGACTACTGGCGCTTGATGCTGTTTGGATTGATGTTTGATACACTGGGATTGATGTTTGCATGGTATGTTTTGCCATACATTACTTTGCTGATCACTGCCGGTGTGCTTTATATCGAGTTCCGTAGTTTGATAGAACATAACAGACGGAAACGCAGTCATGCTGCGGAGCTTCCCAGTGTAATAGCTAATATCATCAAATGTGCATCTGAGAAAGATGCGTTGGAGTTAATCAATAAAATAAAGGAGGTACAGAAATGAAAACAATTGATTCAATCATTATTCACTGTTCGGCCACACGTGCCGGACAGGATCTGCGTGCAAAAGACATTGACCGGATACATAAACAGAGAGGTTTTAACCAGATCGGGTACAATTTTGTAGTAGACCTTGACGGTACTGTCGAGAATGGACGTCCGTTAAGCATCGATGGTGCACACTGTAATACGAAAGGGTTCTCAGATTTTTCGTATAACAAACATAGCATTGGCATCTGCTATATTGGTGGTCTGGATGCCAACGGGAAACCAGCTGATACCCGGACTGACTGGCAGAAAGTTTCACTTCGTAATCTGGTTGCAAAGCTTTGTAAAGAGTATCCTATCATCGAAGTGCTCGGACACCGGGATACATCGCCTGACCTGAATGATGACGGTGAGGTAGAACCGTTTGAGTATATCAAGGTTTGCCCATGCTTCGATGTCCGGAAGGAATTCTCTAATTTTATGAGACCTGTAATTATACGGCCATGAAATATTTGCCTTACATTATCATAGTTGTTCTTATCTTGTTTATCGTGTTCCGCCCGGCAAGGGTGGAACACGCACCGGGTGAAGCGATCAGAGATACGGTGACCGTGATTGATACGGTTCGTGATACAGTTCCAAAACCGTATCGAGTCGAGGTTGTACGAATGGATACTTTCTATTTACCTATTTTTGTAGGTGATTCGTTGGAAGTAGATTCTGTACCTGTTGTACTTCCCATTGAGAAGAAGGAATACAAGACGGATGAATATCGAGCCGTAATTAGTGGATTCCGTCCTAATCTCGATTTCATTGAGACGTATACTAAATCTCAAATCGTAACGGTTACTCCGATTAACAGGAGACGCAAGCGGTTCGGGCTGGGTGTGCAGGCCGGATACGGCTTTTCTGGGAATAAGGCAAGTCCCTATATTGGAGTTGGGGTGAGTTGTAATTTGTGGGAGTGGTAAATGATATTTTCTTTTCATTTGCAGTTTTTTTATTGAGTAGTTGATTTCTTCTTACAATGATTATTAAATGAAAAGTTGGTTGATTCAAATTTGAATTATATATTTGCGCCGTTAAATAACTTAAAACATTTAATTGATATTTTATGAGAATAAAATCTAAAAAAGATATCTTAGTTGAACAAATTGAAGAAACTCTTTTAAAAATCGAGAGAAGAGGAATTCCTATAACTAAAACATACCAAGTAGAGATGAGAGGGCGTACTGAAACGGTTTATGTAAGGAGTAGGATACAGGAATTGTATGAACAAATAAAATCTTTAAATGACTCAGATAATATTTCTTTATTGTCTGAAGAGTTTTGTTGCATTTTAAGTGCTTTAGAGAGGATAGATTCTTTTAGGGAACTCGCTTGGAGAGTAAAAAATAATTTTAGATAGAGTCGGTTGAAAGCAAGTAGATGAGCACGTAGAAGCTAACATTGTTATTTAACAGAATGTGTAAGGCTCTGGATCGAAAGGTTCGGAGCCTTACACATTAAGGACATGTTCTGTAACATCCCTCTTTATGATATATCTTATTCATTATTTTCCTATCTTTATCCATTACTTTTAATCTATGTGCTATGGGAGAATACAGAAGAGAACAAAGGAATCAAGGGAATAGAGCTATTGCTAATAATGGAGCAGGAAATAGGCCGTTGAAAAAGATAGTAGATAATCGCATTAATATACGAGGGGTTATCCAAGAACAAAAAGATGTTATAGTAATTGCCACAGGTGAAAGGAAGAGCGTTTCAGATCAATATCAATTGAGAAAAGGAGAAAAATTTGTAACTGGAAAGAGCTATCCATTAGGTTTTAATAGCGAACAACAGTTTAGGGATTTAACCCGTTCACTCGCAAGGAAATATAGAGGATCAACAATAATAGTGTCAGGCAGTAGTGTTACTGGGTATAAATATTTAGATCCTAAAATACCATTTAGAGCAACAAGTGATATTGATATGGGAGTTGTTGGTGCTAAACCTGCCGAAGTCAACAAAAAAGGATTTCCGCGAACTGGTACTGCATTGAGTGAATTTGAGCAAATATTTCGACAGAGTATGATTGATGGAATTCATCACCCAACCGGAATTAAATTTTTTAGCAGAAGACCGCAGAGAAAAGTAATTGTACGTTCGCATACGCCAGAACCAGAAAGAGGTCCAGATGGTTGATCTGCATATTGCTATTTGGCTATTTGGGCAAACGAGGATCATGTCTTAAGAAAGTAAATACACATATAACGAACCTTTAGGATCATTATAATTCAATGGGTACAGACTGCTAGTTTCCTAAAGAAGTAACCTTGAGCGAAGCAGAGCATATAACCAATACCTCAATGTATGTGCGGGCGAATATCAATGACATTAACCCATCTTGTCATTAAGTTGCTGGCCTCGATTCTTAGGAGTCGAGGCTTTTTCATTCAAGAGAAATCTTTTTGCACCCGAAAAACTGATTCCCTTATCTAAAATTTATAATTGTTGTCGGTTCTCTATCCCTATATCTTTGCAATGTAAGCTTACAGAGATAGTTAATTTATAGGCGAGTTCCGAAAAGCCGGAAAGAGAGTAGGAAAGAAAATATTAGTAATATGTTGACAATAGAAGATCAATGGAGAACTATAGTGAGGCAAACTACGCAGAAAAATGATCAGGATACCCATTCTGGTATATTTGATGAAATGATAAGCGAATTATCGTATATTTATCATGAATATAAGGGGCATATTAGTTATCAACCATCAACCAAAGAAAGTGAGGTCGGATTTAATCCTAAGACAAAAACTCCTTTTATAATAATTGATAAGAAAATCAAAGATGATCTGATTGTACAAGCTGCTCTTGTGCATGAATTAACTCATCTTGCTCAAGTAGAATCTAAAATAGGTCGTTTGAATGTATATTTCACTAATGAAAAAGAATTAGCAGAAGCAATGATGCCAGATACTCCGTATCCTAACGAGCAAATAGATGAGCTTTTAGATGTGTTGAATAGGAGTGAATTTTCAGACAAAAGTTATATAGAAGAAAGAATAGGATATGCAATAAATTATATACATGAACAACCTACTGTGTTCATGGAGATTTTGTATCGTCTGAGGAGTACCGATAGAATTGGTGATTTTTATTATAAAATAGAAGAAACTGCATATTGGTTCTTTCAACAAAGATGTGATAGAAGACGTTTCAGAATGGGATAATTTAAAGGTAGCTTTATTGGGATGCCCTCTCCGTTTCAGTTATCTCTTGCATAATATTTGGTGAAAATTTCATTAAGAAGCCCTCTCTTGTTTCTCCGGCTTCAGATCCCTCCCTCGATGACATCCGTATTTCCAGTCTTCTATATTTTTTGTTTATTCCTGTTTAAGGAGTGTTTTTTAGAAAATCATTTTCGTTGAATCTTATGGAATGATAATAGTATTGAATTATTCTATCAATCTTTAACGGATTTGGTAAATATTGTGATATTTATTAGTAAGAGGTAGCTTAAAACTACCTCTTTTTTACAGAATCTCTCCACTTCAACAGCACTTGATCAACAATATTGTGGAGCTTGTATATTATGTATTACTATTAAGTAAGTGAAAAGTTCGGTACCGGCATAAAAAAAGTGAGGGGAACCACCCCCTCACTAAAGTCAAACCAAAATAATTCGAATTATGTCCGTATTATCTTGATTCTGCAAATATACAGTATTAT